ATCTGATCTCTGTTCTTTAATAGATCAAGCATCTGTTGTGCATGAGTCAGTTCAAATGGATCGTTGGGTAAGTTGTCTCTAGTTCCACTACCATCTGGTGTCTCTTCTTCTAGATAAACCATTTGTATATTGTTTTCTACCAAGAGAACCCATCTCCATGCTCTCTTACCCATTCCCTTATTGTACATTTCAATAGCGCATTGTGATGCAGCCATTCCACCTTGGTTGGCAAGTCTCAATACATATGCACCATTTCCATCTGGTAACATTTTACATTTTTTAATCTTCATAGACTTGAACCATTCTTCCATAACAAATGGGTCGTTCATTGACAGAATATAAATCTCATCCACGATAGTTTCTTTAATGAAGGTGTCGTAGAGTTTTTCATACTCCTTAACCATCTCTGTACATGGAGGTGTGAAAGCGCCACACACAGAGACTATGAGGACATCTTTATCTGCAAAAAGATCATGAACTGCTTTCTTTACTAATTTTCTTTTAGCACCTTTCCCACTTAAGAAAAACAGTTCAGCGTTTGGTAACAAATTCATTTCTTTAAAAAATAACTTTCATGTATAGTATGTATGCTAGTATATTATAAGACATTTTCGGTTATCCGTCAACCTTTAACAATAGTTCAAACTCTTTTAATATATCCGCCTCTGGATCATGGTCTTTGATATTACAATACTCCAACCACCTAAGAGTTGTCTTGTCTGGTTCATCTAAACCTCTGGCATAAAGTATAGTATCAACTCTATCAATTAAAGTATTGAATAGGTTTACTATATGTTCAGAACGTTCTCCTATTACACTTTGAATTTCTTCTCTTGATACATTAATTTTGTACATTTGAAATTCATTACCATATATCGAATGGAAAAGGCCTGCTTTGACCTCATCCATAGGTCTACCATAGTTGTATAGTAAACCAGAAACTCTTATAGAGTGAGACAATAGATCATCATGGAGATGGGGAATCCTATCAGCTCCAAGTTTGATCATGTAGTTTATGTAATCATCCACTGAGATTCATTGTAAGGGATAGTCGAGGTTCTTTATTTTCTGCAACAGAGTGCATGGTTCCAGCTGGTATGATTAAAACATCAGATGGATCTACCTCTTGAGATTTTCCATTGATGATCCATGTACAAGTGCCATAAATTGGTTTCACTATAACATGGTAATCATGATTGTGTGGATCAAAACTGGCTCTATGTTTTGTAGTGCCAGCACTCAAATACATGTTAGCATTGGTTTCTGATCCTTTGTATTCATATAATTTATCGTCAAGAGATCTAAGTTCTGAAGTGAGATCCATTATATTACTCAAGAGACTAGTGAATCCGAGATCATATAATCTCTTCCACCTATCATAATAAATGTAACCTCTAGAATCAAAAAATCCATTAGACTTTTTTTGGCATTGATTTATAACTTCCAATGCTGGTTCTGGCCATCTATATTTTATCTGTAGTAAATCTAATATCCCATCTTCATCTAAAGTAATTTCATGATCTTTTATAATCTGAGCTGCACCCTCAAGATAAGGCATGAAGTCAGGAACTGGTGGTTGTTGCCACGTTGGATAACTATTCAAAATAATCCTTCCTGTAATATCTTCCTAAAATGTTGCTATTATAATATGCTGGCTCTCCATTGTCAAGAGACTCCGTTAAGACATCATGGCCAAACAACTGTCTAGTCTCCTCATAGTTGGTTTTCCCCATAGTAGTGTGGAGTGACAGTATCTCTCTGGTAAAATTTCCCTTTCCAAATTCGGATATGTCGGCCTTGAGTTCGGGGGACGATCCATAATACTTCTTCCAGTCCGACTCGCTAGTAACTCTTCTCTTTCCTCCCTTAGGCTTACGTTTCTGTACAAAGTACTTTCTGCCGATGTACTTCTTACCTGTTGTCTTATTTGTAATGCAGTAGACGTAACCGAAGAAATCATTAATATCGTCAGAAGTGAAAGGTTTACCCTCATATAGCCAGGGGTTTTCGTAATCTCCTCCTTCAACCATTCCATCATTTTCATATCTTCACACTATGTATAACAGGTTTTTCGTTCCTCAAAACGTTGTATAGTTCTCTATTTTCAGAAGCAGATACAGGATAAAACTCAGCACTAGCATCGAATCCATCATACCTTTTTGCCTGATTGATTACGATAGAACCCTCCTCTCCTGATTTTGATCTGTGAAATGTTCCACGAGGTATCAGTAGAGCGCCACTCTGTCTAGTAAGATTGACAAGATGATATGGATACTTCCATTGTAGATTTACTAATTCAAATGTCCTTGACCCTTGAACCACTCTATTATAATCGTCTTGGAAACTATGAATATAAAATGACTTTGCACCTACACAATCATCAGGTGGTGAGGTAGCAGGGCCATCATGGATTACTAGGTCTGCTGCGTTAGATTCTTCAACAGATATATCATAGAATACAACAGCATCTGTCTCTCTAAAGATCCTATGTTTTATAAACTGAACTTCATTCATGACCAAATCCTCCTTAACTGGCGAACATCAGTTACACCATATAATGCCTTGACAGTTGCTTCTGCATCCTCTCTTAAATTGGATGGTGAAAAAAACTCTACTCTTGTCAATCTATTTGATTGTAACATTATTTGTGCTGTCCATTTAGTCTCTTTCATTTTAATTTATTCCAAGTATCTTCCCAACCTAAGACTTCTACTACCATACCTAATTTATTTTTCTCGATAGCATCTGCCAATGGTCTGTCATTACCATGAGGATCTAATCTGTCTCCAAAGAATACTACATCGCCATCAGGAAAGTCTCTGATGATCTGACTCTTATCACACCCTTTACTTGATATATCCACACCTGTTACACCACCTACAAAGGCATGTAAGTCTGGGAACTTTTTATTAAATCTTTCTGCTATCCCTTTTCTCTCCTCCTTGATACAATCCCAATCACTATAAACTAATCTCTCTGTTTGATTAGCACCTCTACCCACTACACTAAAGTTGACACAGCCTGGTCTTTCTTCTATATGTGTTCCTGTTCTTACTGGAAAATGACTCTCGTGCAATTCTTCTAGAAGATGTTCTCTTGCTTCTAATGGTAGAGTCCAATCATTTCTGTATACTGAAATGTCACCTTCATACACATCATTGCCAGCACAATTATACACCCTCTTACAATTACAGTAGAGAAGGTGTGTGATTTGTTCTATAGTCTTATCTCTATCGCTTCCTGTAACGAGATAGACCTCGTTTGCGAGAGCAAAACTGTTAAAGAATATTAGAAAGTCTGGGTCAATTTTCTTTCTGCTGGGAGTGAGAGTCCCATCAACGTCAAAAATATATTTCATAATATGATTATAAGGCTACTTGATTATTTTGTCAAGTCTATTCTCCGCCGCCGTTTCCTCCACCATTTCCACCGTTGCCGTTACCACCATTACCGTTCCCATTGCCACCATTACCGTTCCCATTGCCATTAGAGCCGCCTTTTTTACCATTAGATTCATCTTTTTCATTTTCAATTGGTTTTAACATTCCACCATAACCTATCTTCATTCCTTTTGGAATATCTTTACATTTTTTTGATTGATAACAATAATATTCACCTTTGCCACATGTCTTATTCATGTGACCTTCATCTATGAAACGAAGAATAGTTAGGTCTACATCATCCTTTACATATGATAACCTCCTAGCCTTAGCTGCGGCATCAGCTGGGCCTCCAAGTGGTTGTTTTAATATCGAACCTTTCCTCTTCAAAGATTTTATCATACCAGAAACTTTCTTTGTGCCTTTTTTACCTGTCTTAGCATGTATACTTTTTTGTCTAGCTCCACTTCCTAAAACTTGAGGCCCTCTCTCCATGATCATTTCACCAGTCTCAGGTTCAAAGGAGCAGTTCCACTTACGAAGTGACTTATTGATCCTTGAATCTGGATCTCTTGCAGTCTTAGCTGAAGTGAGTTTCTTTTTCATACCTCTCATTCTTCTACAGAATGATAATCTTCTCTTAGCTGACTTAGATCCTTTCTTCAACTTAGATGGTTTGGTTGTAACCGCAGTCTTAAGTTTTGAGCCTGGGTTTGCAGCACGATATGATGCAACACCTTTTGCATTTAGACCACCTGACTCACTCTTCCCTGCCTTTCTCTGCCATGCTGGACTCTTAGCCTCACCCATCAGAGTGTTAGGTGTCTTATCATCTTTTGGATTTTTATCTACATTCTTCTTGAGTGCAGAACTACCATCTTTCTTTATTGGATCACCGTATTCATCTCTTCCATATTGTTTTCCAACTTTACCCATAGAAAACTTTCTACCAACTCTTGCTCCTGCCTCACTAATAGTTTCTTCTTTCACCCTTCTCATTATTTTATCTTTAGCCATCTCAATACCCCTCTCTCTACTATCCATCTTTAAACGAGCTTTAACTTCTTTTTTTCTACTAGTCGTTTTGTTAGCCTTGTCTAACTGTTTGCTCGCTGAATCACTGGCTTTATCAATATAATTAAGCATGGTTCTTGTTTTTAATTCATTAATATTCTCTTCACTCACTTTCTTTTTCTTTCTAGGACTATCAGTTTTAACGTATGTTGGTTTAGCTGCACCTGTCTTAGACTGTTGATTTGGATCTGCCTTTTTCTTTCTTCTCTGAGCAGAGAGTCTCTCCGCCTTTGTCATTGACGCTCTCTTAGATGATGATACACACTTAGGAGTACCCTCACCTGGCTTGTCACTAGCACAAGTGCCACCTGTGACAACATTTACCCAACCGCCTTTACCATCTTTAGACTTAGATCCTTTGAACCACTGGTGTAGATTACCCTCAGTTTGCATTTTCTTTCTCTTTTTTCTTTTAGAAAATCCCGCTGGGTTATTGACATTTCCCTTCGCAGCATTTTTACGAGCCAGACTATTAGCTCTTCTTCTTTGTCTTGGATCTGTTAAATCTAATCCCTTTTCTTTTGCAATCTTGTTCATATGGTAGTTACCATCATACTCATATAGATTACCCTCCATTGTAGGAGTTCTTTGTGCATCAGGTTTGTCAAAAGATTTTTGAAGTGTATCTTTCTTTGAAATTATTTCTTTTCTTTTTTTAGAAGCAGCATTGGTAAATTTCTCTACTTGTTTTTGTCTTTTATTAAATTCAGGCGTTCCTCTAGCTGCTTCACGTTTTGACATTGCTTGTCTTGCAGCCTGATTTAGAGTGTCTTGACTAAGTTCATTTATAGGCTCGTACTCTTCTTTACGAGTTCCCTTTTTCTTGACACAGTTTGGATATCTCTTACCAAACATAGTCTTCATACCTTTCTTTTCATATCCTTTCCAACACTTCTCCGAAATTACTGGTTCATAATCTTCTTTCTTAAGTTTTCTTTTCTTAGCAACCTTCAAATCCTGTAATCTTTCTCTCTTTGATATTGCAATAGCAGCCTGTTGTGCTGCATTGACTGCCTCATCAACATCTAAGAAATTAACATATTTGTTATGTTCTTTCTGTTTAATCTTTTTCTTAGCAATAGCGCCTGCGTCTCTTTTAAATCTTTGTTTTGCTGTGATGGATTCTTGATGAACTTCACCTCTAGCAATACCCTTCAATAATTTTTGTGTCTCATTTTTTTGTGTTGGTGTTTTATATTTCTTAGAATACTTGTCCACTAATTCACCTTGTTTCTTTGCTTCGCCAGCTCTAGCTGTTATCATATCAGAGCTTGGTTTCTGTCTATCATATAACTTCTTCTCCATATCACTAATCTTTCTTTTCTCAGAGACCATTGCTTTCTCTAGATCATCTGCCTGTTTAGCATGTGTCTTAGAACCTTTTCTGAGTTTTCCTACTAATTTTTTTACAAATGGTTTATCATCTTTGTTTAACTCCTCCTTGACATCTCCTGTAATCTTAGGTGTCTTAGGAATCATGACAGGTTCCATCATCTTCTTCTTAGCCCAGTCATCTGGAACCATGAGATGTTTGGTCTTAAATGCCATGTGTAATGTTGTAGTATCAATATCATTCTCTTTTGCAATTTTGCACATCAATTTGTCTACCTCATCATAGGTAGGATAGTCCATCTTAACTAGACCATCTTCTAGTTCTTTGACGTAATCTTCGTTGAATGATTCTTTAGTCACTTTTTTCTCAGGTAAACCTTTATGTTTTGTTTTAGCGAATTTTTTTACGCTGGAACGCTTGGTGGTGGCAGCAACTTTGGCAACCTCAGGCGAGGGATTTTCCATTTCCCCTTTCTGAGTCGCTCTAACCATCCCGAAGAATCTTTGTTGCTTTTTAGATAATGCTGGCATGTCAAGTTCCTAATCCTCCTTTACGAACAGCTTGTACGTTGACATAATCCTGTGTTGTCTTATACCCTGCGTCTTTTGCTTTCTTATCTAGTGCTTGATTATCTTTCTTCGCTTGAAGTTTCTTCATGTACTTACCACCTTCGTTAGGATTCTTCTCACCTTTCACTTTCTTCGGTTGATTACTACCGCTTCTCATAATCTTTCCACCAGATGCGTAGATGGATTTCTTCACAGCATCTAATACTTTATCCTTACTTTTAGGTTTGTAGTCTGTTCCACCTTTTACAAGTGTGCCAGTTTCTCTCTTGAGACGAGTGGACTCTTGAAACTCTTGAAAGTTTTTCATTATTTCTTTCCTTTACCATAGTTCGCAGCACCTTTCTTACGGCACTGGACTAGTCTACCAGATGCATATGCACTTGGCCATACACTTGCACTTGCCTTTACCTTATGATAGCAGGCGTCTTTCTTACCACTGCCCTTTCCTTTCTTATCTGACTCTAAAAGTGCAGAGTCTACTGCTTCTCTGGAAGCCCAGAGATTATTCTCATTAATAAATGTATCAACTAACTCATCATCAGTCCATCTCTCAATATCATATCCCTCTTCTACTATACCGTCCAACCATTTATCAAACTGTTCTCTGTAGTTTTCAGTCTCTATAAGCTTGAGTGCTTCCCACTCTTTTCTAAACTTACCTGTTGTATCATTATACAACTCGGATTTTTTAGTTTTCATGTTATCAAATCTTTTCTTTTCATCAGCAGTAGATATAGTGCTAACAATTTTCTCTGATCTTTTCTGTGCCTTACTACCCTCTTTACTATCAAGTCCTTTACTAAGAGCTTTACGACTTAGATTACCAGCCTTGCGATACATTTTTGTTTTAGGAAGAGGTTTCTTTTCTTCGTTAGTTGGTATTCTACTAGGGCCTTGTGGACTTGCAGTGTTCTTTACGAACCCAGCTTTACGTTTCTGAACAGCTCTGTCGTAGTTTTGAGATGCCTTGTCTCTAAGTTCTTTTCTCTTCTCGGTATTTTCTGGGCCTTTGAGTTTACCCGCTTGTTCATCTCTTGCCTTAGAAGCTGCTAGTGCCGTCTCAGCAGAAATCTCATATATTGCAGAGTATGCTTCGTATAAATTCTTAGTCATTTTCAAAGGATACAGTATACCTATCATAACGTATTTATTATATCAATAAATAGAAGACAGGGACTCTATAATTTTTAGCTAAATGGCTCGTCAGGGAATATTTACTGGATTCACACCGAATGATGGTCTGGGAGATTCCCTTGCCTTGGGTGCAACCAAAGTAAACCAAAACTTTACGGAGATATATACTACTTTTGGTGACGGAACAAACCTAAGTGCCAATGCAGGGAGTGCTGGTACTTGGACGAAGGCAGGGAACACAGGGATATACACAAGTAAGAACGTAGGTATTGGAACAACTTTACCTACCGCAGCTCTATATGTGTCTGGTAACGCACAGTTAACAGGTATTACAACTGGAACATTCGTTGGAGATGGTTCTGGTCTAACTGGTGTGACTGCAACAGGTTCTGGTGTTGTCATTAAGGATAGTGGTGTTCTAGTTGGTGTTGCACAAAGTCTTAACTTCGATAGAAACTTAGATGTTACACAAGCATTTGGTGGTAACGTCACAATTGGTGCTGCTGACACAGTAGGATTTGCATTTACCTCTGGATTCTCTACTGCATCTGGGTATGCAAACGTTGCTGGAGTATCTACCACATCAGGAACAGCTGGGTTCGCTGACACGGCAACCTTGGCCATCAGTGCAAACTTCGCCACAGTCGCTGGTATTGTAACATACGCATCGGCATCTGGAGTTGCAAC